GCATTGTACTATCGAATACTTTTCAAGACCTAAAACCATTGATTTGTATGGGACGGAATTAACAACAGAGCGCAAAGGCATAGTAGGAACATATACAATACACGACCATGATTAAGAAACTATCCGATGTATCGAAAGAACTAAACACGCTATACGTTGATGGCTTAGAAATAGGTAAGAGCGTTGGATGGAAATGGGAAGCGTTTCCTTACACTATTCGTTTAGGAAGCACAACTTATTTAGCGGGCGCACCGGCTTCAGGTAAGAGTGAGTTTTGGTTTGAGATGCTAATTAACCTTTCTTGCCTACATGGATGGAAGCACGTTATATATTCTCCTGAAACTGGTTCACACGTTGATGTATATTCCGAGATTATGCATAAATTTGTTGGTAAACCTTATGTAAAAAATACAAATATGATGAATGAATCGGAGAAATTACTTGCTGAAACATTCGTTGAAAAGCATTTTTTCATTGTAGATGACCAAGCGGATATAACGATTAACGATTTTTATAAATTGGTTGATAAGTTCGAGAAAGACAATAACATAACTATTCAAACAACTACAATAGACCCTTGGAATGAATTAAAAGAAGACTATCTTGCAGTTGATTTAGGACGAGAAGACAGATACTTAAGCCGAGTTTTAGGAATGGTTCGTAAAAATGCAAAGGCGACCAATAGGCATCATTGCGTAATTACACATGTTAGAGACCAAAAGGCAGAAAAGATTAAAGATGGCGACTATTATTATCCAATGCCAACAGCGAGAGACTTTGCCGGCGGGCAGGTTTGGTTCAGGAAAGGAATGTCGATGCTTATCTTTTGGAGACCACCTACAAACTTTCTAACTTTCAATAGCGAATATGCAACCGACAACGAACTGCACGTCCGTATAGCTAAAACTAAACCAAAAGGAACAAGTAAAAACGGAACTTATAAATTTTTCTTAAATTTGCGTTCGTATCGTTATTTTGTCAAGTCTTTAACTGGAGGTGAAATTTACTCAAATCGTGGTGACTTGAATTTAATTCCGAAAGAAAATAGAATTGAAAATGCAATTAAGGTAAACGAAAATTTTGATAAGGAAGATTTTAACCGAGATTCGATAATTGACGTAGTACCATTTTAAATTAAAAAAAAGTATGGAAAAAATAGCATATTGGAACGCAAGCATCGACACAAAGATTAATTTATCCGATACATTTCTGAGTGAATTAAAGTATAAATTTATTTCTCAAAAGATTAAGCAAGGAAATAGAGATAGTTTAATTGCCGCGATGGAATTTGACCGAAACATTTACGATATCAAACAAGTATTTTTAAACTTTAAAGATATATTAAGACAGGCAGAGAATGTAAACTTACAACTTACAATGCAAAATAAAGCACTTTTAAGCGAGTTAGACGCATTTAAAAATGATAATGAAGGTATTGAGTCAATTAGCAAAGAAGAGTATCTTAAATTGTATAAACAAGAAATAGCAGACCCATATCAAATTCAGATAATGGAGTTAGAAATGAAAGTGGACAAATTAACAAGAAGTTTAACGAGTAAAATTAACGGATAATAAAGAAAAAAAATTATGAAGATATGTAGTACTTGCAAAATAGAAAAGCATTTAATTGAATATGGCAAACATCCTGGATGTAAAGATGGTGTAAGGTCAAACTGCAAAAGGTGTAAATCAATTCAGGATAAACTTTATAGAATAAAAAATAGTGATAAATTAAAAGAAAAAAAAGATAAATTAGTAATAATTAATAAATTAAAAAAAGACTGCTATAAAAAGGAAAATGAAAATAAATTAAAAGAAAAATATTTAGGTGTTGAATTTGGTTCTTATAAAATTATTGAATATTTAGGTAGATTAAAATATGGTTCTTCAAAATATGAAAGACATTATTTTAAAAAAGTATGTGTTTTTTGTGGTTCTGAATCAAAAACAAATACACTTGGAACGCTAAATTCTCAAATAATAAAAAAACCAAAATGTAATTCATGTAAAGAATCTATTAATATACATAAAAAAGAAAAAAAATGTTCTTGTTGTTCTAATTGGTATCCAGCAACAAAAGAATTTTTTAACGCTTCCAAAAATAAACCTTTTGGTATTAATTATTATTGCAAAATTTGTAGTGATATAAAAAGTAAAAAATATCGTAGTGTAAAAGAAAATAGACAAAAAGAACATGCTCAAAAAAAGCAAAGAAGACAAACAGACCCATTATTTAAATTAACGGGTAATATTAGAAGCTTGATTAAATTATCAATTAAAAATCAAGGATATTCTAAAAAATCTAAAACACATGAAATTTTAGGGTGTGATTTTGAAACTTTTAAATTGCATTTAGAAAAACAATTTACAGATGGAATGAATTTATGTAATCATGGTAAATGGCATTTAGACCATATCTACCCTGTAAGTTTAGCAAGGGATGAACAACATTTAATTGAGTTAAATCATTACACTAACTTCCAACCACTTTGGGCAATTGATAATTTAAAAAAGGGAAATAAAATTAATACATTATGAAACGATATAGAATAACATACAAGCAAACATACTTCATTGAAACATTTGCAGTAAGTGAAGAGCAAGCAATTGAGATTGCAAAAGATGACTGTTTTTATAAATTAGGTTTAATCTTAAGAGATAGTGAAATAAATTATATAGAATTAGTTTAATTGAAATATTTGTTGTATATTTATATACGTGGATAGAACGGAGGTAATTAGCCGTTTGAAAAGTGAAGCAGTTACACCTTCCACGTTTCTTTTTTAACTGCATTATTTAACTGTAAAAATATGCAAACAGAAGATGAACAATTGATTTTAAAAAAAGCTAAACAAGCTGAGTATTTTAAATTATATCGTGAAAAAAACAAAGCCAAAATAAAAATACAAAAAGAAAAATATAATAAATTATATAGTGAAATAAACAAAGATAAAATAAAAGCCAGAAAAGTTATTTCAAATAAATTATGGCAAGAAAAAAACAAAGAAAAAAACAAAGAAAAACGAAAAATATACAATGAAAACAATAAAGAAAAAATAAGAGAAAGTAAAAAAATATCAGGTAGAAAATACTATCAAAATAATAAAGAAAAATTTAATGAATATAGAAGAAATAGGAAACAAAATCAACCATTATTTAAATTAAGATGTAATTTAAGTAGTAGAATATTAAAGGCATTTAAATCTAAAAGTTTATTTAAGTCACAATATACAATTGATATGCTAGGTTGTGATTTGAAAACTGCTAAAGCGCATTTAGAAAAACAATTCACAAAAGGAATGAATTGGAGCAACCAAGGAAAGTGGCACGTAGACCATATTATCCCTTGTGCATCGGCTAAAAACGAAGAAGAACTAATAAAATTATTTCACTATACCAACCTGCAACCATTGTGGGCGTTCGATAACATAAGTAAAAGTGATAAAATAATAGAAAAACAATTATTTTTATTGTAGAATAAATAAAAAATATTATATTTGCGTATCAATAAGAGCCGGAAACTCCCAAAAGATATAAATTAAATAAGCAATCAGCATAAACGAGTTAATTTCCGGCCACTCGTTTATGTGATTGCGTAACTTTAAAAAATAAAAGTATGAAAGAACACAATGTAGATTGTCAAAAGTATCGTAAATCAACTCATTTAGCAGGAATAGATGTTGAAACGATTGTAGCCGAAATGGGTAAGTGTATACTTACAATTAAAGATGCTTATTACGCTAGAGGTATAGATGTAAGCGGTAATAAAACAGATGCATATTTTATAGACTTTGAAGAGGATGTAAAATCAATGGTAATAAACTCTATTAATCGAAAGACAATAACAGATATTGTTAAGATTCAAAAATCTTTAGATTCGGCAAGCGCACGTAATATAGGAAATTGGATTGGTATACAAATAGAGTTATCTTTTGATTCGTCCATAAAGATGATGGGGAAAGTTGTTGGAGGCATTAGGGTACGCAGCACCCAACTTATTAAACAAAAGCAACCAATTAACCAAGAAAGATTTACAAAGGCATTAGAAGCTATTAAAAGCGGTAAATTTGATAAGGATAAATTGATTAACGATTATATATTAACGGAAGAACAAATAGCACAGTTATGATTAAACACGATATAATACAAGGTACTGCGGATTGGTTAGAATTGCGTCATGGCAAAATAACTGGAACTGCATCGAAAGGATTATTTATCAAGTCTGATACTTTACTCATAGATTTGATTTCACAATATATAGAAGATTGGGAATTAGAAGATTCATATAGTTCAGCTGATATGGTTAGAGGAACTGAATTAGAGCCGTATGCACGTGAGGCAATATCGGATGAATTGTTTATTTCATTTAAAGAGATTGGATTTATTCAGAACGCTGCTATTCCTATTCTTGGATTGTCACCTGATGGTATATCTGAAGATGATACGATAATGCTTGAGATTAAATGTCCAAGAGCAAAGAAGCACACAGAAACTTTATTGGCAAATGAAATACCAAGCGACAATATTCACCAAGTTTTGCATTATTTTACAGTCAATCCAAAGTTAGAAACGATGTATTTTGTATCTTATCGACCTGAAAGTAAAGTAAAATCATTGTGGTATAAAGCACTTACAAAGCATTCTGAAATTGATTTAGGTACGAAAGCCAAGCCTAATATTAAAACAGTTGCTGAATGGGTGGAAATTGCACGTGAGGAAGCGGATAAATTGAATCACGAGTTGAATATGGCTTTACTGAAGTTAAATGAAATGTATAATTAAATAAAAAGTAAATATGAACACAATTAAAGGAAAAGTAATCGTGAAAAATGATACGATTAAAGTAAGCGAAAAGTTCAGTAAGCGCACATTTGTAATTTCTGAAGCTGGAGATTATCCGCAGTTAATCGAAGTTGAATTACAACAGGATAAATGCAGTCTTATTGATTCAATCGAAGTAGGTCAAGAAGTAGAAGCACATTATAACTTGCGAGGAAGAAGTTGGACAAATCCACAAGGTGAAGTGAAGTATTTTAATACGATTGCAGTATGGAAAATTGATGCGATGGCTAAAGAAATGCAGTCAACGAGTGAGAAGTTGTCTATTGCAGACGAAGTTGGTGACGACTTGCCATTTTAGGTTAGAGATATGAGAAAGATACACCATAAGAATTTACCGACAAAACTACCGATAACACCAACGCTAACTATATTTTTAGCGATGGACTATTGGAATGCGCCTGAGTGGTTATTTGGAGTAATTTGTTTTAGCGCTGCTATTATTTGGGCAGCTGCTATTTACTCTATTTCAACACAGAAAACAGAAGATGTTTTCACTAAGTAGGTTACTGTAAACAAATCTACGGCTATTGTGAATGATAGCCGTATTTTTGTCCAGTTATTTTTATAATAAACAAGACAAAAAATGAAATTAATTGAATATTTATTAGCTATCGGCTACAAACCATTCAGGTATTCAAAAAGTGGTTTAGTTCCTTGCAAGAATCCATACGATTATTCTACAATGAGAGAGGGTGGATTGGATGTAAGGTTAATAAAAGGAGATTCAATCTTTATTATTGGCTTACACGAGCATAAAAAACCACCAACTTTGATAAGTCCGAGACCAAGAATTTTAATACAGAAAACAATTGTTGTAGATTCGGTTAAAAAAGACATCGTAATAAACGAAATTGAAGATGATGCAATGAATGTTTTGCTAAAAGAAGTAGGGTGCGAGGATATATTTAAGGCAATTCACGACGAATCAATATGCTTTGAGTTTGATTTACGTGAATCTTTTTAAAAAAAATATAGTTGCAATTGAAAAATTAATATATTTGTAGAAATTATTAACAATTTAACAATTAAAAAGTATGAAAAGTCAATCAGTTAGAATCGAATTAGAAGGTGTGGATTTAGAAGTTGAGTATTATTTCGAAACACCATACGATTTGGATGAGCAGCAACTTGAAACGTTACGCATCGAATCAATTACAACGCTACATAACGACGACATTACAGAGTTAATGTGGCATCATAGAGAAAAGATAGCGTTTGCAGTATATGAGCGTTTAGACCAAATGAATTATTAAGAAATTATGTACAGAAATATATTTAAAGCACTTGAAAATAGATTCAAGGAATACGAATCACTTGAGAAGTATTTGGATTCGCATATTGACGAATTACAAACAGAAAATCAAAGGTTAATTGAGCAAATAAAAATCCTTCAAGTGGAATTAAGCTATGCTCAGTCACAATTAAATCAAGGTTTAACCGATTAAACTTATAAACAATGCTTACATACCTATACTTATTAGTCATATATTTGTTAAAATTAGACTAATGACAAATGAGTTGGATAATACCAATCGTAAATAATCATAAGGAGTGGACTAAATTTGTTCACTCTTTTGGCGAATACTTTTTTGCTGAAGATATTGTTCAGGAGACATATATAAACCTATTGAAGTGGAGCAGCGAGGATAAGCTATTCACAGATGGCAAAATCAATAAAGGTTATATGTGGTTATCTCTTAAGAATACCTTCTTACAACACGTAAACAAAACCAAACGTATCAAATACGTATCTTTAGAAAATCTTTATATGATGGAAATGCAAAATAATACAGAGATGTTGGTTGCAAAAAATGCTATTGAAGTTAAAATATTAGACGAGATTAATAGTTGGGAATGGTACGATAAAATGCTATTTGAAATCTACCGAAATGAAAAGACTTCAATGCGTAAAATTGCTGCTAAATCAAACATAAGCCTTTCAAGTATATTCAACACGCTAAAAAGTTGCAAGAAGAAAATTAAAGATAGTGTAGGTGAAGACTGGCAAGACTATTTAAATGAAGACTTTGAACTACTTTAAAATGAAACAGAAAGTATATTTATTATTTACTAAAGTTAGATATTATAACACTAATTTCTTTGGCAGAAAATCAGTTCATTATGAAACGATTCAAAGTGGAGCAATTGATTTTGATACGTTGCAAAAGCGGATTGAATTAAATAGTAAAGACGAAGATGTGATAGAGCAATATTATTACATTTTGGATATGCATCGAGTATTAAACAAAAACACAAAAATTTAATTATAGTTATATGGCAAGACCGAAAAAAATACAAGCAACTGGATTAGGAGATACAGTAGAATCAGTTTTAAAAGCTACCGGAATAGATAAGGTGGCTAAATTCTTATTAGGTGAAGACTGCAAATGTGATGAGCGTAAAGCTAAACTAAACGCATTGTTTCCATATAAGAAACCTTTATGTTTAACCGAGACAGAATACGAATGGCTAAAGGCTTGGATTGAAACGAAAACTAATCAAGTTATACCATCCGACCAAGCGCAACTATTAGCAATTTATAATCGAATATTTCAGCAAAGAAATGAGCCTTCAAATTGTTCAAGTTGTTTGAAAGATATGGTAGACCAATTGAAGACAGTAATGCTAACATACGAAGATACTGCTGAATGAGATATTATATTGCAGTAATAAATGATAAGTTGCATTTACAAGAATGGGCAAAACTTAAAGCAACATTGAAAGTTGCAGATGTTGCCTATATGGTTTATTATAGCGATGTTAAAACAATTGAATTGAATCAGGTAAGTAGTAAGATATTTTACGAAATGGTTTATAGTGAGAATTAAATAGTCAGGTGGCGGAATGGTAACGCATATACAACGAGAGTTCTGCGGGCTCAACCATAAAGAGAGTTGTATAGTGGTATAAATACAGGTTCGAATCCTGTCCTGACTACAAATGAGAATTAATAATAATTGCTTTTTTAATTATGGAAGATAAGCGAAAGAATAACGGCGGCCACACTACAGCAGGACGCAAAACAAAGGTAGAAGAAGCGAAGGTTAATACATTGTTTGTCCAAGCACTTAAGGTCCTTTACAAGCAAGATACTGACGACGAAAATAAGGTGAGTTTTATAGTAGATTTATTGGATTCACAACGAGGACAAATCTTTGTTGCGGAACATATATTTGGTAAGCCTAAAGAAACAGTTGAAACAACATTGAATGTAAACGATTTTAACATAAAGGACTATTTCAAAGTTGGTAACGATAAGTAATAAGTACGATAATTTAGGTTCTGATTCAAGGTACTTTATAATAACTGGCGGACGAGGTAGTTCGAAGTCGTTTAGTATAACCACATTCTTAAGTTTGCTTACAAGGGAATCAGGACATATTATTTTATTCACACGTTATACGTTAGTATCGGCAAGCATTAGTATTATACCTGAGTTTATAGAGAAGATTGAACTGCTTGGAATGGCTAACGATTTTGCAGTTACAAAGGATGAGATAGTTAATATTAATACCGGAAGTAAGATTATATTTAAGGGTATAAAAACGAGCAGCGGGACACAGACTGCTAACTTAAAATCATTGCAAGGTGTAACTACTTGGGTACTTGATGAGGCAGAAGAACTAACAGACGAAGATACATTCGATAAGATTGATTTATCCATTAGACATAAGACAAAACAGAATCGTGTTATTCTTATCCTAAATCCTGCTACCAAAGAGCATTTTATTTACCAACGATTCTTTGAGGGTAAAGGAATTGAGGGTGGTGCGAATACGATTAAAGGAGATACAACGTACATACATACGACGTACTTCGATAATATACATAACCTATCAGAATCATTCCTATCGCAAATAGAAACGATTAAAGAAAGAAGACCTGATAAATATAAGCACCAAATTCTCGGTGGTTGGTTGAATCGTGCCGAGGGAGTGATTTTCAGCAATTGGACTATTGGTAAATTCAAGGATGTTGGTAGCGTTGTATATGGCCAGGATTTTGGATTTAGCGCAGACCCTACAACATTGGTAGCAACTTCAATCGATGCGCAGAATAAAGTTATATACCTAAAATTGCACCTATACCAAACTGGCTTAACAACATCCGATATTTATAGACTTAATAAATCAATAGCGAATGACTGCTTAATTGTAGCTGATTCTGCAGAACCACGTTTAATAAACGAATTGCGAGATAAAGGGTTGAATATAATGGAGGCAATTAAAGGTCAAGGAAGCGTAACGTATGGTATTAGTTTACTGCAGGATTACGATTTAATAGTTGATGAAGATTCGATTGATTTGATTAAGGAATTAAACAACTATTCTTGGTTAGAAAAAAAGTCAAAAACGCCACAGGATAAGCACAATCATAGTATCGATGCTATTCGATACGCAGTAGGTTACCAATTAGACAATCCATTCCATAAACAATACCACATAAGATGACAGACGATTTACCACATATGAAACGAGTAGTTGAGCAATACATATTCGATAAGAAAGGAATATGGATAACAATCATATTCGATGACCTTATGAGAATGCATTTACACTTTAAAATGTTAGCTGCTGCATACGACATTGCATTTGCTTACAACAATAAATCAAAACTTTAATTATAGATATATGAAGGTCGAATTAATTATACCAACTTCTTTAAGTGAAATTCCATTAAAGCATTATCAGGACTTCCTGAAGATGCAGAAAAATAGCAACGATGAGGAATTTATCGCACAGAAAATGATTGAAATCTTCTGCGGTATTGAACTTAAGGATGTAGTTAAGATGAAGCTTACTACAATAAACGAATTGATAGTACATTTTGCAGAACTATTTGATACAAAATCTAAATTCCAACCAACATTTAAAATAGGAAATCAAGAGTTTGGTTTTATTACGAACTTGGAAGACATAACATTAGGCGAATACGTGGATTTAGAAAGCCATTTGAACGATTGGGAAACTTACCACAAAGCAATGGCAGTTATGTATAGACCAGTCACCAAGAATTTCAAAGGTAAATACGAAATTATTGATTACAATCCAAGCCCTGATATGCAGGAATTAATGAAGTTTGCACCATTAGATGTGGTATTATCTTCTTCTGTTTTTTTTTGGACTTTAGGAAAAGAATTATTGCAGGCTACAATCAATTATTTAACGATTCAAATTCAGACGAACAAGGATTTCAAAGCGACTTTTCAGAACAAGCTCAATTTGGGAAGCA